GGGAAGCCTTGCAGCCGTTCGCACTCGACGGGCGTCAGGCGGCGGACTGTGGAGCCAATGTGGGCTGATGGCGATCTATTGGTTCCGCTATCCCCTGCTTTAAGTGTTGGCGATACATCGTTGCTGTAAGCAATGCTGCCAGCTTTAGCCCCCTGCCCACCGTAAAATACTCCAGTTTCGGCGTATGCCACGGCGGGAGCTTCAGAGAATATGTGCTGATCCTGATTGGTGCTTAACGTGAAGGCCACCTCATCGGAACCCAGATAGCCCTTGCCGCCGCCCTCGCAGCCGCCCCTGACCTCGAACGCATGTGCTGCGTCATACGCAACGATGTGGTCAGTGTCGCTCTGAACGCCAGCGGTGCCGGGATGGTGTGCGCGGAGCGTGCCGACCGTGACAATATGCCCTTGATCTGCATCTTGCACGGATATTGATCGGCCAGTTCTTGCGCATAGTGATCCCGTTACAAAATGGTTTCCCGCTGCTCCATCTGGCTTTCCTCCTGCGCCACCGCTAAAAGAGCTTCTTGCAATCGTTCCGGCAACTTCTTTCCCCTTTTCTCTGCTCGGCGCAGGATGCCCTGACATGCTGTGGCGCTCAAAGAGAACCGCTGCGGCAGGTCGCCAGTCTCCAAGGTATCCGACAACGAACACACGACGGCGTCGCTGGGCCACTCCGAAGTACTGAGCGTCAAGCACTCGGTACGCGAGACCATACCCGATGTCTTCCAGCGCCCCAAGGATGGAACCAAAGTCCCGTCCTCCGTTCGATGACAGGACACCGGGGACATTTTCCCAGACAATCCAGCGAGGTTGTTCTCTTTGAGCAAGTCGGCAAAACTCAAGGGCGAGGTTGCCACGGTCGTCGTCCAGTCCGCCTCGCAGTCCTGCGACGCTGAATGACTGGCAGGGTGTTCCGCCGACGAGGAGGTCAATTTTTCCATATTCATTTTCCTTAATAGTTGTGAAGTCGCCGTGCAGAGGCACGTCGGGGTAGTGGTGTTGAAGAACTGCGCAAGGGAACTTTTCAATCTCCGAAAAGAATGCAGCCTCCCAGCCCATGTGATGCCATGCGGCGGTAGCGGCCTCAATGCCGCTGCAAACACTTCCATATCTCATTTCAAATGCTCCCCTTCTTCAATCCGATCCGCCAGCCAACGCGTGTTGCGTTCGAACATATTTATCTTTGGCGAACGAAGCCACGCAAGAAGGGCGTCCTTCTCGTGCACACCCGGCGTTTTTTCTACCGTGGCTTTTTCTTCCGTAGTTTTTGTAATACGTGTCACTATATTAACTCCTTGATTGTAAACCCTTTTGACTGAGCATAGGCGATGAGGTCGTCTATCCACATGATGCCTTTCCCAGAAACAAAATACTGATTGACGCCCCGGTAGGGTACGTTCTTCACGTCGCCCCATGTGTGGGCCGATTGCTCGTACATCCGTATATCCGCACGATGGACCGACGGGTGCGTGCGGCGCAGAAAGTTCGCAGCCTCAGTCGCAATCAGTTTCGTGTGGCTGGAGAACTCCCGCCGGGCGACTGTCTGCTCTATTTCTGTATCGGCTGGGACGAACTTAGTTACCTCGGCGTATCGTTCCGTCTTTGATACAGCGACGGTTCCCGTCTCTTTAAGCCAACCCTTAATCGTTCTGCGGTCGCTGCCGTATAGACGCATAAGTTGAGCGCATGTCATGGTCGGGGCCATCGTGCAGAAGTTATCAGGAACGGACCGCTTCCTTCCACTTGAACTGACAACGATCTCCGTAAGTTTAAGTTCGTCCATCCAACGAACGACCACCGACCTAATCCGGCCATAATGTTTAACGAGTTGCGACACATTCATAGTTCGCGCCAACTCCCGTAAGTCCTCCGGCGGTGGCGATTTGTGCGAAACGAACTCCCGCTTCAACCCTATCTTTCTGCGCCGCGTATCAACGGCATCGGCAGAACGGCCAAGCACTTCCCCAATCTGCGCGTATGTCAGATTCTTATGGTAAAGTTCTGTGAGTGTAGCGTCCTCTTCGGCGCGCCACGGCATAAAACTGTTAGACATAAACTCCCTCATTTGTTGATGCCCTTCTTGGGTGGCACAGTTTCAATATCGAACGCAAGAACTTTTTTTTGTTGACGACACTATGCTGTTTGTGCCAGCTATATGGAAAGCAAACGTGACACCGACGAAAAAGAGGGAAAGACTATGGTAGTGAGCATCGACTTCGAGACGCGCAGCGCCGTCGATCTTCGCAAGACAGGCGTCTATAAGTACGCCGCTGACCAATCGACTGACATCTGGTGCATGGCATACAAGGCCCCGTGGTCTGACGACGTGCTAGTATGGCAGCCAAGCGATGAGATGGATGTACGTCTTGAAGACTGGATTGTTGAAGGCGGATTGCTCTCGGCATGGAACGCCAACTTCGAGCGCACGATCTGGAACGAGATCATGGTTGGCCGCTATCAGTGGCCCCGTACCAACATTAAGCAATGGCGCTGCACGATGGCGCAGGCCAGCGCGATGGGACTACCTCGCGCACTGGGCCAAGCGGCTGCGGTCCTTGGCGTTGAAGAACAGAAGGACAAGACCGGCGCGGCCCTTATGCTCCGGATGGCACGGCCACGTAAGGTGAACGCCGACGGCAGCTACACATGGTGGAACACGAAGGATAAGGTCGAGGCGCTTGTTAGTTATTGTCGCCAAGATGTCCGAACGGAACTGTCTGTCGCGGAAGTCTTGAACGCAATGCCTGACAGTGAGCGTCGTCTTTATCAGCTTGACCAACGCATCAACGACCGGGGCGTGGCCCTCGACGTTGACCTAGTGCACCGCGTCAAAGCACTGGCCGGAAACGCCAGCGTAGAAATTGACGCAGAAATCCAACGACTTACCAAAGGCCAAGTCAAGGCCGCAACAAATGGCATGGACTTAGTTGCTTGGCTTAACAGCCACGGGATTGCCACCAAGTCTGTTGACAAGCAGACCGTTGCCCGGCTGCTGACCTCCGACAAACTGCACCCAGTGATCCGTCAAGTTCTTACGCTTCGGCAGAACGGAGCCAAGTCCAGCACAGCCAAGTACGACGCAATGCTGCACGCGGTCAACACCGACGGACGGATGCGCGGTCTTCTCGTGTATCATGGCGCGGCAACTGGCCGCTGGTCGGGCAAGCTGGTGCAGCCACAGAACTTCCCACGTCCGCAAAAGAAACAAGACGAGTTGGACGAGATCATCGCCAAACTCAAAGCGGATAAGGATGTGTCGGAGCATGGGGCCGGAACGGTTTTGGCGTCCGACCTGTTGCGTTCGATGCTGATAGCCGACGACGGCCATCGGCTAATGTTTGCCGACTACTCGGCAATCGAGGCCCGCGTGTTGGCGTGGGTAGCAGGGCAGAGCGATCTCGTGGAGACGTTCCGGAAAGGGGGAGACGTGTATAAAGAAATGGCATCGGCCATCTACAACGTGGACGTGGAGAGCGTCACTGACGGACAGCGGCAGGTTGGTAAGATGGCAATCTTGGGTTGCGGCTACGGCATGGGTGGCAAACGCTTCGCCGAGCAGTGCGCCACGATGGGTATCAAGGTAGACGAGGACGAAGCTAAGCGCATCGTGGCTGTCTACCGTGAAAAGAACCACAGGATCGCGCAGTACTGGCGAGATGTTGAGCAAGATTTTGTAGAGATGGTGAAGGGGGCAGGCCGTGTTGGGACGGTTCCGCTTCCACTACCTAGCGGGCGGTCGCTTACGTACCACAATCCGCGCATCATTCAGCGTGAAACTCCTTGGGGTGCGATGAGAGATACAGCGCAAGTCGATACGTTGAATAGCGTTACGCGTCAGTGGACATCCCAGATAATCTGGGGTGGCCTGTTGACGGAGAACGTGGTGCAAGCAACCGCCCGCGACCTGATGGCCACGGCCATGATGGCGTTGGAACTTAAAGGCTACAATGTCATCCTGTCCGTACACGATGAAATCATTAGCGAAGTGCCGGATGGTTTTGGTTCGCTTGACGAAATGATTGACATCATGACACAAGTTCCTGCATGGGCGCAAGGCTGCCCGATCAACGCCGAGGGCAAAGAAGGAAAGAGGTATCGGAAATGACAGCACACGCTAAGTTCGGCGCGTCGAATGCGAAGCGCCGCATCAACTGCCCCGGCTCACTCGCAGCCGAGGCTCCGTTCCCTAACGAGAGTTCACCCTACGCCGAACTGGGTACGGCGGCGCATGAACTGGGTGAGTTCTGCTTAGTCAATGGACATGAAGATGCCTTCGCCTTCATTGGCCAAGAGCATAACGGCCACAAGGTTGACGACAACATGGCCCGTGCGGTGCAGGTTTACATCGACCACATCCGCGAGACGGCTGCGTTGGAGCCGAGCCTGTGCCGCTATGAGAAACGCTTCAGCCTAGACAAACTTGATCCGCCCATGCCGATGTTCGGCACGGCGGACTGCATCATCTATGGCAAAGAAAGCGGAACGCTTTACGTCCTTGACTACAAGCACGGCCAAGGCGTTGCGGTCGAAGTCGCAGACAACGAGCAGCTTAAATACTACGCGCTCGGCGCTATTCTTGAGATTGGCGAGAAGGCTCCGGTCAACAAAGTTATAACGGTCGTTATACAACCACGCGCCATGCACCCTGATGGGCCGGTGCGGTCGCATAGCTACAGCCGCGATGAGATCATGGACTTTGGCACAGACCTGATTGATGCAGCACATGCGTCACTCAAGCCGGACGCACCGCGCATTTCTGGCGATCATTGCAAGTTCTGCCTTGCGGCGGGGACTTGTTCGGCCCTGCGCAACAACGCCCTTGAGGTTGCACAAGACGAGTTTGGTACAGTACGAACCGTCAATGACCTAACCCCACAGGAGGTCGCGGACTATCTGCAAAGGGTTCCTCTGATCGAAGAGTGGATCAAGTCTTTGCGCCGCCATGCCAATAGCCTGCTTGAAACGGGCGGCGGGCTTCCCGGCTACAAGCTGGTTGAGAAACGACCGACCCGCCGCTGGCGTGTTGAAGAAGAGTTTGTGGCTTGGGCCACAGAAGAAGGTCTCGATGACGACGACATCTACGAAAAAAAGTTGAAGTCGCCACCGCAGATCGAGCGTATCGTGGGCAAGAAGAACTTGCCTGCATCGCTCGTCATAGCTGTATCATCCGGCACATCAATGGTCGCTGATACAGATAACCGTCCCGCTGTTGCCACGTTGGCAGCAGATGACTTTACCGTTGAATAAGGAAATACCGATGTCAAAAGTTATTACACCAGAAGCAATCATCTCATATCCGCATGTGTTCGAACCACAGACGCCTCCGGGTGCAACTGAGCCAGTCTATTCTTGCTGCCTTGTATTCCCTGACGGCACTGACATGTCCGAACTCAAAGCAACGGCTGCTGCTGTGGCCAAGGAGAAGTGGGGAGACAAGACAAAGAGCCTCATGGAAGGCGGCAAAATCCGTATGCCTTTCCGTAACGATGGCGAAGAGAAGGGCTACCCTGAAGGGTCGGTCTTCATGAACGTCAAATCTAAGCAAGCCCCCGGTGTGGTCAGCAAGTTTGCTGGCGAGAACGGCAAGCCTGCTCCGATCACGGACCCCAAGGAAATCTATCCGGGGGCCAAGGTCCGTGCCTCGCTGCGCGCCTATGCGTACAGCGTCAACGGCAACAACGGCGTTGCCTTCTCACTGGGCAATCTTCAGAAGGTAGCCGACGGCCCCCGTATGGATGGCCGTCTGTCTGCTGCGGACGAGTTCACTGCGACGGAGCGTCCGTCCGCAGACATCTCCGACCTTGACGATTTGCTTTAAGTAAAAGGGAGGGCCGGGGAGTTGGAAGTCGCCTCGGCCCTTCTTAATCTAAAGCCTCAGAAATCATCTGGGCTTTCTTGGCTAAGGTCTTAGCCACAATCTCATCAACAGAATTGACAAGGCCAAACGTCCGCACGATCACGGGCTTTGTCTGGCCGATGCGGTGGCAACGCTTAGCCGCCTGTGCATTCGTTGCCGGAACCCAGTCCATCTCCACAAACGCCACCTGATTTGCCGCCGTCAATGTAATGGCGGTGGAGCAGGCCGTAATCTGGCCGATGAAGACGCGCACCTTTGGGTCGGTCTGGAAGTTATCAATCGCCGCTTGACGGTCGGCTGTCGGCATACCCCCTGCAACGACGACAGGGCTGTAGTCTTTCAGCTTATCGTATAGCGTCTGTAGTGCGTCGGTGTGGTAGGCGAAGATAACGATCTTGTCGTAGGCATCATCAGCCAACTCGCCTGCTATCTGTGTGGCGATGGGCGCTGCCTTAGCTACACCCGTCAGCCGTCTTAGTGACGCGATATGGGGGGCGATGCTCTCGATCTCGGTAGACAAGTCCTGCCCCGTAAGGGAATGCGCGAGGATCATATCGACCGCTTCGGCTTGGCGTGGATCGTCGATGTGCTTCCTGTCGTTCCAGTTGTCAATCTCGACGGGTGCATCCTGCCACCAGATAGGCGGCAAATCCTTCAGCACAACTTCGCCCTTGCGGCGCAGCATGATTGCTTTCAGCACGGTCTTGAACTCGCCCATGCGTTCGGCCTTGTTGCCGAGAACCTGAAGGCCGAACTGTCCGCTCCAAGTCTTGCAGAAATACGTTGTGTATTCGGCGAAGTTTAGCGGGTACTGCCAAATCGCTTTAAGATGGGTCCAGAAATCGCTGACATTATTAGGGATGGGAGTACCGCTAAGAAGCCAAACACGATCAGCAAACTTAACAAGGCCATCACCGCGACAGTACTGGCCGTATAGATACTTTGTGCGCTTAGCAGTACGGTTCTTGAGATAATGAGCCTCATCCAGAACAAGAACGTCTGGCTCAAACTTTGCGATTTCATTGCGGACCTCCTTCGATTGCGTGATCTTATCGTAGCTAAAGACTTTGACTTCGCGCTCGACGGTTCCCCACCGCTCGAACTCACGACGCCAGTTAATCTTGGCAATGGCCGGGCAGATCACGACGACCTTTGTCAGACCGAGTTTATCACAGGCCGCGATAACTTGAAGTGTTTTGCCGAGGCCCTGCTCATCGGCAAGGAACGCAGCCGGGTTATCACAGAGAAAGTCTGCGCCGACCTTTTGGTAATCGAATAGATGGTTCATTGTCTTCCCTCTCAGCGGCGTAGCAGGCGAGAAGCGCAGCTTCGGCTCGGCCATCGTCCTTTTTCCGTGCGAAGAGATGGGCGTAATCCGGGAACAACTCTTGTGCCCGCTGACGACTGCCGTCCTTTCCTCCGAACGTACGCATAGACTTAATCCAAGTCGCAGGCGGTATCAACTCAAAAGATACAGACAGGCCCGCAAGCACGCCTTCGACGATACCCGCCGCTCTGCCGAAGCTGAACATCGACGACACACCTTGGCCCGGCATGGCGTGGACCTTCTCGATGAGAGCGGAAGTATCGGCGGTGACGTGACCGCGCAAAGCATCGGCCAGCATGTGCGCGTCAACCTGATTGACGACACGCGGCCCGCGCTTGACCTTTAGGGTAGGCATGTCGATGATGACAAGTTCTCGGCTATCCTTATCCAGAATAGCAACAGCCCCGAACGCGCCGGGATCAATGCCCATGAACTTCATGGGCGGTGTCTATAATATCAGAAGCTAGTTCGCAAGTGACTGCGTGGCCCCAAAGACTTACGATGGCGAAGCCCGTCGGGTTTGTGGCGACGCTTTGCTTTTGGCTGTGGTCGCCATGTCATGTCTTTAACGCTACTCTTCTTGGCCATTACTCACCTATGGTTTAATCTTTGGCAGGTCATTGTTCTCGCTTATGTAGCGTTTAAGCGCGTTGGTCCCTATCGTTTGACGAAACGCCTTACGAGCAAACGTCATGCGGTCCCGAATTTTTTCTTTGCGCTCATCTTCCGTAAGGTTCTTCCAGTCCGGCGATTTAATGTCCTGCTCAACAAGCGCCTTCGCAAGAATGCCAGAAGCAAATGTAAACTGACGGCGCTCACGGTCTGTAAGTTCAATCTCAAACTTAACTGGTTTTTCTTGGCCCACATCAACCGCCAACGATACCTTCTTGTCTGGCCTTTCAAGGCCAAGCTGAAGACGGGCAACTTCTTTCTTAACGGGGTCAGTGGTAGCCGTAGATGTCTTTACTGGCGCGACGAGATTGCGAACAAACCCAGCAAGCCGGTCATTGGCGGGCTGATCGGCGGGCATAGGTGTAAACCCAGTGCGAGAAATCGTGTCGCCCCATACATCAATACGTTCAGGAACTTCGTCGAACGCAAAGTCCTTGCCCAACAGGGAGAAGCCTTCGCCACGGATAACCGGAACCCGGTTCTGTGCTTCCTTGATTATACTATCGGCTTCGCGCAGTTGCGGATCGAGAGCATTGGCGGTCTGACGCGCAACATTGGGTATAAGTCCGGCTGCGGCATTACGGAAATAACTTTCAATCCGTTGCGGGGATGTATCCCGTGAGAACAACGCCTCGAATAGATTGGTCGCACCCTGAAGGTATGTCTTCTCCGCAAGATTGGTGGCCACAGAAAAAGGAATGAGGGCCGCAGCCTTCTCGTATTCCTCGTCCGTCATGTAATCTTTCATCGTAACGAGATCGGCGACCACGCCAATGGGCGTACCGAATGGGTCAAGGCGACCATATGGATAGTACGTATCGTTAATCTTAAAGCTGTATGGCTGCCATCCCGTTGCCATAAGAGCCGCACGCTCTTCTGGATCGGTAGGGCCAGAGCCAGTAACTCTGCCCTCTAGCGCCTGAGTAGCAATCGTACCCGCGATGCTCGACCCTAAAGTTAATTTGGCTAAGGCCTCATTGCGCTGTCTACCGCCAGCCCTAATCTCGTTCCGCCAACGATCTGATATGAAGGGAAGTGGCGACCGCTCCGACGCATATTTAATTAAGTTAAACGGCGTCTTTACGAACGGCAGAATATACCGCGCTAAGAAGAACTCGTTTGTGGCGCGTTGCACAAACTTACCGGGCTTACCAAGTTCCGCCTGAAACGTGCGGTAATCGGCTTCACGCCGAGCAGCCTTTGTCATGGCTTCGGTTGGGTTATTCAGGAACTCGTTGTATAGTTCGCTGAATTTTTCTTTATTGCCCTGACTAAGATCGAGCGCCTTTTTATACGCTTGCGCTGCAAGTTCACCGCGTGTGTGAATGGCTTTGAAATACTCATCTTGCGTTGTAAGAAAACGAGACGGAAGGCGAACGATCTCGCCTTTCAAACCGCTGATAGCATTAGGCCGTGTCTCTAACGCGGTAACGGCGCTAGGCGCTTCACCTGTTACAAACGCCTGCTTAGCTAGGCGCAACCCATCGACCGCGCCTTGGCCCATACCCGCGATACGTGCACCTACTTCCCGAAAAGTAACACGATCCGGTGTACGCAGAACTGCGCCGATACCTGCTTCAATGGCTTTCTCAACTGGTGCGGAAAGGGTTGTCAAAGCGTTAGACGCGATGTTGATGGACTGCGTTTGCGGCCCGGAAAGAAGCGCGTTGATATAGTATTCTTCAATCTTATCGCGGAAGTTAGGCTTGGAAATTTTACCAACAAATGAGGCAACCTGTTCAGGCGTTTCAAGCGTGGAGATTTTCTGCAAAATGTCTTCAGCAGGAACGCCTTTGGCGCGTTCTTCCATAAGCTGCCGCAGCGCCAGCGAACGACCGCTGCTCGGCTGCTCCCGCAGAATACGCAAAGCACGCCCTGCTTCTGCTGTTGCTCCAGCTAAGTTTTCCTGAAACGCCATGTGCGTGGCGATTAGATCAAGGGCTTCGTCAGCCTTTGTGGGATCAGCCCCGGACACCGACCAATCTTTGACCTTGGTAAAGACATCATCAGCGGTTTGGTTAAGAACGCTGCGTGCAGCTTGAAGCTGTTCTGCGTTCAACGCCATCCCTACTTTACGGCCAAGGATAGACTGAAGATCAATTTCTTCAGCCTTCTTGTTGATCTCGGAAATTGGCATGACGCCACGACGTGCCTCAACAAAATTGTTATTGGCTTTTGCAACGTCGTCGAGGAAGGTCTTAACGTCGGCTGGCTTATCGAATTTGGCGAGGTTAATGTTGCCCGCACGTTCCGGAGTTGCAATAGGAGGCGTCTCAATCGACGCGGCGGCTTGCTCCAATACGGCTTGCGGCTCTGCACGAACAGGCGTCGGTGCTACCGCAGCTTCAGGGATTGCTGCTGTGGCCACGGGGGCTTCCGGCAACTCGACAGGCTTTGCCTTTACCAACGTCTCCGGCACAACAGGGGCTGGAGCAACAGGCGCAGCAACTGCGGCCATCTCAGGGGAGAGTGCAGTTTCCGGAACCGCTGCGGCAATTTCGTCTGCGACTGCGACAGGGCCGGTAGCAAAGCGACCGATAGCCGCGCTAGTCTCCGGTGCAACACGACGGACCCCTGCCGCGATTGGCCTAGCGGCAAGTGGTGCAAGCGGTAGGGCGGCAAGTCCAGCAGTTAGGTAATCAGCGCCGGTTCCGCGACCTACTAAAACGTCACCGATACTTTGTTCCATCGCTTGAAGGCCGAGTAGGCTTTCGATATTTTGGACTACATCTTGGCCGTACTGGATAGCGCCACGTTCATCAAAGCCGGGAAGCAAACCCGCTACATTCGCAACGCCAGAAGCAAGGGCGTCATAGACACCGCCCGTAATTGTAGTCGGAGTAACTGCTTTTAGTTCCGGTTGTCGGTTTGCGGTGACAGCACTCTCGCCTGTTGCTGGCGTTCGTGCGACAACAGGAGCCGCAAGCAGTGGACCTTTGTAGTTCTTTGCAATCCAAGCGTCAGCCGCAGCTTTAAGTTCTTCGTTACTGTTAAGCGACGTTACACCGGGAAGCGTGATCGTCTCCCCAGTGGCCGGAATTTTTAGGAATACTGGTTCGCCTTTCGGCTTTGCCTCGGCCATGAAGGCTCCTTATTTAACTTGGTCCAACCGCTTAGTAATGGCGGCGAGTAAGTCCGGAGCGACAACCGCAGCGTTCGTTTTCTTGGCTGGTGGTGCACCCGGCGCAGCACGACGCGTTGGTTTTGGCGATGGGGACGCACCGCGACGACGAGCAATAACCGACGGCGACAAATCTTTGTCATAGACTTCGATTATCTCGCCAGTGTCCTTATTGATAAGAAGTTTCTGCGATCCACGATCAACGAGATCAGTCTCGATATTGTTCGGAAAATTAGTCTCAACGCGGCTATAATCAGAAAATACAGCTACCTTGTTACCAGACGGACCGTTGACGATTTGGAATAGCTGCTTCTTAGCCGTCAATTCCTTTTCGACAATTTCAAACGCCTTGTCGGTATCCGCATTCTCAAGCAACCCTCGCTTATCTTCCGGAACAGTAGACGCGTACTGACTAATGAAGGCGCGCTTCTGCTGCTCTTTCTGCTGAGCCTGCTGTTCTTGCTGCTGAGCCTGCTGCAACTGGGCAATCTGGTACTGCGCATTCAGCTTATCCATTTGCTGCTTGCGCACGTTCTGAAGAACAGCGGACGGAGCCTGAGCACCTCGGCTACCTGCGGCGCGAAGTACTTGGCCAACCGCAGCTATTTTTTCAGCAGTTGACAGCGGGCCAATGCCGCCGCTCATGAGAGCCTGCATATCCTGAATGTACTTTGCCGTCGGCGAAAGCGCAGGCTGTGCTGCTCCGGGCTGTGCTGCTCCGGGCTGTGCTGCTCCGGGCTGTGCTGCTCCGGGCTGGGGCACGACACCTGCCATATCAATAGAAGGCATAGCGCCAACAGAACGCACTACGCCACCCTGCGGGGTGCGCTTCGGGATCAATGTTTGCAGTAGAGCGTTTATCGACATCTAATTATCTCCTCCGCTGTAGAAGTTCAAGAAGAGTACCAAGCGCCTCAGCAGCCGTACCGACTTGGCTAAGCGTTGACTGACCGGGGGAGGTTGTCGTCTGCGTGATTGGAGACGGAAGACCCTGCGATCCCATGAGCAACGTCTGAAGCTGCTGCTGCGGGAAGCCGCGCTGTTCGAGGAAATCCTTGTAGGCCAGATCGAGGTTCTCTTGGGCCATGCCACGCTGCGCTTGACCCGTACCCTGAAGCATCGAAGCGTAAGCCTGCTGATTGCCAAGCGCCTGTTGGCCGTAGCCCGCAAGAGCCTGTGCACCCGCAAGCTGCTGTGCTGGCAGACCCTGTGCAAGCCCAGCGGCTTGCGTGTATCCCTGATTATACAGGTTCGCCAGCGTCTGCTGAGTATTCAAATCCTGCTCGGCTGCAAGCTGCGCTTCGTATACACCACGACGTTCGTTACCGAATGCCCGCGATGAAGCAAGCTGCGCCCGCGTTGCTGCGTCACGCTCGGCGCGGCTCTGTGCCAGACGTGCCATCGTGGCGTCGATGACGTTGGTCTGGAACGGCGACATGAAGCCGGTAACATCTTGCTGGAATTGCTGTGGCGAGTAACCCGCTGCGCGCTGAGCAACCTGTGTGGCTTGGTTAAGCTGCGGCGTGCCAACTTGCTGGGTCGCAGCGTTGATTGCGGTCTGGAAACCCTGTTCTTCAGCAGGACGGAACTGCGCAATGCGCGGCCCTTGATACGCCTGATACGGAATAGCCGCGACTTGCTGTGCGGCTGTATAATTACGCGCCAGAATATCCTGAATAAAAGGATTGAGCGCCTGAGTTTGTGTAGTAGTTTCCGCCATTATATTCCCCAAGCGGTTTGGCCGCCTAATCCTTCGTCATTAACACAAAACAAAATGAATTGACAGCCCATTACGTGTGCCGTGCGCGTACTTGTTCAGAGTGAGTTACATAGATTTCTACCTCATGCCCGTCTGCATCAACCATAATAAGACGAGCAGGTGGATAGATGCCCACATCAAGCCCTTGTTCATACTTACTATTAACCGCCAATTCAATAAGGCGATTGCGCTGCGCCTCATACGCAGGGTCGTACTGAGCGGGAGGTGGGGGGAGTTTTAAGATCATCGACGCCCACCCGGAATTGCGTTAAGGCGCTGCACACCAACACGCCAATCAGACGGCGTTGTGGTTGTTACGCGCATCTTTATCTGGCGTCCGTTGAAACGAACCGATGTCGGCTGTGTCAAACTATATGGACCGTAGGTTGTCTCTTCACTTGTCGGATAATAGCGCGTCTTAAATGTGGCGGAGACGCTACCCTGATTGCGTTCGTCTGGGATCATCTCGTTGATATAAAGGATTTGATCGCCGTTTCCAATCTGGAACGGACCGCTCTCGGCGTAAGGAAGCGCGTCGCTGTAGTTCAGGCCAACTTCGTGATCGTAGATGAATCCGTCTGTGCCAACCATGACTGGGTTGCGGAACACGCTGCGATCCGTACCCGCTGTACGGGCCAGCGTGCCAATCGTCCAATGGTTCTCTACATAATCCCATGCAACGTAGCTGTCGTTCTCGTTAGAGTTAGCCGACGGATAGAACCACCAGACTTCGTTGTACTGCGCGTTGTTAACAGCGTAGACTTTGGAGATTTGGTTGGTGTTAATGTTGTTGAACACATAGTCGTAGACTTCGCATGGTAATGGCTTCACATAGCCATCGTAGATGTGGAAGCCCTTCTGGCCCATCCAGACAGCCATATTGTCGAGAACGGCAACGCAGTTGGCAGACGCAGCGCCGCAAGCACGGCCCGCGATTTCTGCTTGATAAACAAATGGTTGGCCCACGTATGTCAGAGTGTGCGCGTCAATGTCAGTCAGGATAAGGTTCTGGCCGCGAACGCGCTTACCAGTCATAATCCGCCCAGACGTTTGCAGTATGATGCTGCCTGCCAGATTGGTAGAAGCGGCTGTCCAGATGGTATTGTTTTCGAGATCGGACCACGCAACCTTACGGCCATCGCCGGAAGCACCAAGCGCAAACAGGGAGCGTTCAGCAGATACAAGAAGACCAATGCAACTTGTCGGCGCGTTGGTGATTACAGCGGCTTTTGTTGGCGTTGTGTAATCAAGCCGCCACTCATACAGCTTGCCGTCAGATGTCGAGCAACCGACAAGATATTCGCCCCAAGTGTCTAGCGACCATGTGGTAGCCGCCGTTACCGAGCCAGTGTCCGGACGAGGTATGCCGTAATAACCAGTGCCGTAAGTACCAATCCCGTAACCCGCACCTGAAGAAGCGTTGTCAGAACCTACGGTAAAACCAACAGGCGTAATATCTACCAGAACATTGGATTGTGTTACCGCATAAAGTTTCGACGAAGTTCCGATAGCCATGAGGCGTACATCGCTGTTCGTCTTCCACGCAAGCAAAGAGCGGGCCTTGCCCGTTAGCACGGTAATGTTGCGCTTCTCCCACCCGCCAACCGGCTCCATAGCGCCTTCTGTCCAGCGCACAAGATTAACGTCGTACCACCGCCCGGCGGACTGAAGTTCAGTGCCGTTGCGAAATACGCCGGGAGGAATGTTAATCGGAATGAGCGCCATATTTTTATCCGTACCTAAAGTCTTAGGTCTTATATCACTTCTTGGGAATTTTTACAGCCTCTTCCCATGCTTCTATTGTTCGGCGGTGACGCAATGCGCAGTCACCATATTTAGCTAATATATCGACTTCCCATATAGCACGCTCAGGATCAATAAGCGTAGCTGGTGGCGAGGGAAGCGGCGGGCAGTTACTCGCTAGGTTCGCTGGCGGCTGCGGCATTGGCGCGATTGACGCCGCCTTCGAGCAGCCCGATAAGACGAGGGTCAGGAGCACAATCAGCAGAAACAGCAGGCAAAGTCTTATATATCTCGCGGATTGTTTGCTTTTCTGCGGTGACCACGACATCGGCTTTATCTCGTTCGGATTGGTAGAGCGTTGAAACCTCATCTATTTTTCCTTGCATTTGCTGGCGCTGCTTCGCAGCTTTTTCCAGAACCGCAGAATACGCGGCATCGCACTGCCAGTCTTTGACCTTCCACCCGGCGGTAAGGCCAATAGCAAGAGCGCCTGCCGCCACATAACCCATGATCGGATCAATCCGCACCATTTATTTTGCCCCATTCTCTCACCGCAAATATAGTAGCACAAGCCGCAATCGTAGCCGCCAAGTCCGTAAGTGAGATTGACTGGCTGTTTACAATGGGCAAGGCTACCGCATTTACAATAACACCGCAAGCAATACCGACACATGTGACTGGACGCCACCAAACCCGGACACGCTCAAGCAGCGCGGTCTCAAGTTCTTTAATTGTCATTTTGGGTCTGGGTATTTAGCGTGCGGAAGTTCCCAATGCGGGCCGTCCTTAAACGACTTCCAGTCCCCGCCCCAAGTGATCGACACATTCTCAAGATGTGCTGCCTTCTTCATGGCCGCTTCAATCTTATCGAACAGCGGCCAGTCCCAACGAATGCTACCCGCTACATACGGCGCGATGTCAACCGCAAAGCCGTGAATGTGGCGCGAACGCATCGTCTTGGTCGCGCCTTTGGCGAATAGTTCTTTCTGCCGTGCGGGGGTTCGCAGCCCCTCGATGACAGTGAAATCAATATCGGAGATGCTGATAGCGCGTTTAACGACGCGCACCAAATCGGGATGCACACCACGAAGGTTTAACAGGGAACGTGGGCCTAGCTTAAACGCCATTACCGATCTGCCTTGTTGTCCAGCTTGTCTTCAATCCGGCGCAGGTGCATCATAACCTCGTCGAACTTCTTGTCGATGCTGTTGAATTTCTCGTCGCCGAACTCCAGCTTCGTCTCAAGAATTGCAAGACGATTGCTTAACTGCGTCCACACACCAATGATGGCGAAGATGCCCGCAACGACGGTGAGAAGCGTGTCGATGCCGAATGACATGTCCATTAGATAGCCCCTTCTACCCAAGCCAATTTGGCTTCATCCCAATCGTAGAACTTGCGGTCTTTTGGGCGCGCTACAGGCGCATACCATAGGCAAGTGTCTTCATTAAGTATCCACGACGCAAACGGTTGCGGCGGGATGAAGGCATCGCGCTCTGCGTCGTATGTATCACCAACGCCCGCGTAGTTCTTACGCAATGGACGGCCTTCGGGGTGTTGACCACCGTATGTGTTGTACGAGGTCTGCACAAAAAGCGATGGGTCGCCAAACGCGCCCGTGTCAATAACGTCCTGCTCGATAACCAGAACTTCGGTGACGATGCCGTCGATAACTTTTGCAAAGTGGCTCATGCGGTGTAACTTCCAGATGAGTTGAATTGGAGAATTGTGTTTGCGCCGCTAGTCGTAACCGTTGGCGAACCGGTGGTTGTGCCGCTGTAGTCGGCTGTTGGGATCGAAAGGATGACTACGCCAGAACCACCGGCGCCACCAGTTACGGACATACCGCCACCACCACCACCGCCAGTGTTAGCAGTGCCGGAAACGCCTGTATTAATAGTGCCGTCACCGCCGCCACCTGCCCCGCCGGTTCCGGGGGTTCCGCCTTGAGAGCCGCCACCGCCACCGCCTGCGCGTGTAACTGAAGTTCCTGTAATAGATGACGCAGCGCCAGCGCCGCCGTTACCCGCAACACCGAAATTACCAGCGCCTCCGACGGCACTTGCGCCGCCACCACCACCGCCATGACTAGCGAAGATTTCGCCAATCCCGCCAGCAAAACCTTGGCCTGATACGCCAGTACCCGCTACATTCGTGCCGTCGGTCTGACCTCCAGTACCGCCACCAGAACCGCCGTTTGAACCGTTCTTTGGAGAGTTGCCGCCGCCGCCGCCGCCGCCAGTAGGCGCTATGGAGTTAAAAGATGAACTAGAACCGCTTGATCCGCGCCCGCCAGTTCCGGTTGCCGCACCGCCAGCGCCAACCGTGATAGTATATGTCGTGCCCGGTGTTAAAGTCGATGTGCCTGCGAGATAGCCACCCGCACCGCCACCACCACCACCAGAGCCACCACTACCACCGGCTCCGCCCCCTGCGATGACGAGATAACTGGAAGAGTAAGGCGCTTTGCTGCTACCCATCCCCGCCAAGGCGCACATAATGCCA